AAAGTTGATGACTATCTCAACTACATGGTCGAAGAATGGATGAAAGAAAACGAATTAGCAATCTATTCTGGTTTAAAATCTGAAATTGTTGAAGATTTCATTCATGGTCTCCGTGATTTGTTTGTAGAACATTACATCGATATTCCTGAAGATAAGGTAGATGTTGTTGAAGAATTGACTTCTAAAGTTGAAGAACTAGAATCTTCTTTGAACGAACAAATCAATGTTGCCGTTGAACTCACAAAAGAATTAAACGAACAGAAAAAAATTGAGGCTATCTACACAGCGTGTGAAGGCCTATCGCAGACCCAAGTAGAAAAACTAAAATCGCTCGCAGAGAACGTAGAGTATACTACTCAGGAAGAATTTGATACTAAATTGTCTACTTTGAAAGAATCATATTTCAAAAGTGATGTTGTAGTAGCAAATAATCTTGCTTTAGATGAAGAAGTTGATATTGAAGAAGAAAAGAAAGTTTCTAAATCTTCCGACCCATCAATGGACCTCTATGCTAAAACCATTTCACAAACTTTGGTTAAGTAATTAACCTTAATACATAAAAAAAAGGAAACAAAATGTATTTAACAGAAGAACTACAAAAGAAATGGCAACCAGTTCTGGAACATCCAGAATTAGATGCTATTAAAGACCCATACAAGAAGGCTGTTACTGCTCTTGTTTTGGAAAACCAACACCAAGCAATGGCTAAAGACCGTCAAGCTTTGATGGAGACCAGCGATACAGGTCCTACCAATATCGCTGGTGGCGTTCAAAACTTTGACCCAATCTTGATTTCTTTGGTACGCCGTTCATTGCCTAACTTGATCGCCTATGATGTTGCTGGCGTTCAACCAATGACTGGTCCAACAGGATTGATTTTTGCAATGCGTGCTCGTTACAACACACAAACTGGTTCTGAGGCATTCTTCAACGAAGCCAACACAATGTTTACTGGCCAAGGCTCTGCCAACGGTTCATTCAACAACTACGGTTTCGTAGGTACAACAACTTCTGATACTGCTAACAGCGCTATCGTTAATGAAGCTGCTAACTCCTTCACAACTGGTATTGGTCTACAAACAGCAACTGCTGAGCAATTAGGTGCTGACGGTGCTAATGCATTCCAACAGATGGCCTTCTCTATTGAGAAAGTTACTGTAACTGCACAAAGCCGTGCTCTGAAAGCTGAGTACTCTTTAGAATTGGCACAAGACTTGAAAGCAATTCATGGTCTTGACGCTGAAACAGAATTGTCTAACATTCTGTCTACAGAGATCCTTGCTGAAATCAACCGTGAAGTTATCCGTACCATCTACACTACTGCTGTGTTAGGTGCTCAGTATGGTACAACTACTGCTGGTTATTTTGACTTAGATACCGACTCTAACGGTCGTTGGTCTGTTGAGCGTTTCAAAGGTTTGATTTTCCAAATCGAGCGTGACGCTAACGTTATTGCCAAGCAAACTCGTAGAGGTAAAGGTAACGTATTGATCGTTTCTTCTGACGTTGCTTCAGCAATGGCAATGGCTGGTGTTCTTTCTTACACACCTGCTCTCCAAGCTGACTTGCAAGTAGATGACACAGGCAATACATTTGCTGGTTTGTTACATGGNCGTATCAAGGTTTACATTGACCCATACTTTGGTGGCTACACAGCTAACCAAGAGTTGGTAACTGTAGGCTACAAAGGTTCTAGCCCATACGATGCTGGTTTGTTCTATTGCCCATACGTTCCATTGCAAATGGTTCGTGCAGTAGATCAGTTCACATTCCAACCTAAGATTGGTTTCAAAACACGTTACGGAATGGTCGCAAACCCATTTGCTAACGGTTTGAATGCTTCTAACGGTACTATCAATGCTCGTAGCAATGTGTACTACAGGATTTTTGGAGTGAAAAATTTAATGTGATGTAATATAAAAATCACCTTAGAGTGATATTTGAAAGGACTTCTTCGGAAGTCCTTTTTTTTGGCTCCTAAATAACTATATGACTGCACTATCAAGACTACCTCAAAATACCAATTACCTACAAGCGTCAAAGTTTCTATTGACTTTTGACCGAATAGGTGATGTTCAATACTTTTGTCAATCGGTTAACATTCCTGGTGTCAACCTAGGACAAGCATCTTTACAGACACCCCTTTTAGATGTATTCATTCCTGATAGAAAGATCATTTATAATCCATTTTCTATTCATTTTACTGTGGATGAATCATTGAACAGCTGGCAACAATTACACGCCTGGTTCCGTTCCATCGCAGCACCAACGGGTTTTGACGAAAGGAATAGGTTAACAGCACTACAGAACGCCAATAAGAGTTCAAGTTCCAGTTTAGCCGCTTATTCCGATGCCACTTTGACCATTCTTTCATCGTTGAATAACCCTATTCTCCGTGTGAAATTCTATAATTGTTTCCCCATTACACTATCGGATATTATATTTGATACCACTCAATCGGCCGATGATATTATTACCGCAGATTGTGTATTCACTTTTGATTACTTTGATTTTGAAAAGGCTTGACATTTAATCATTTTTTTGTTATTATAAAGATTTACGGTTATATTTTATTATGGAAAATCTAGAACAAGTATTAAAGTATTGGGAAAAAGACTCAGTTATTGACCAGACAGAACCTGGCAAAGAATTGATTCGTATACCCACACTCCACAGCAAGTATCTCGATATACTCATTAAGCACAAGATTGCCGCTAAGAAGGCACATTTTGATTATCTCCGTATGCGTAAAGTTCGTTTAGACTATTATGGCGGAAGAATGAGCCAAGAAGAACTTGAAGAATACGGATGGGAACCTTTTCAATTTGTTCTTAAATCTGATATTAATGCTTATCTTGAAGCAGATGATAACTTAATCAAGTTATTGGAAAAGAAAGTATACCATGAAGAAACGGTATCTGTTATCGAATCTATTATGAGTGAACTGAAACAAAGAACATGGCAGCTCCGTGAGTACATTTCCTGGGAAAAATTCATTGGTGGACAATGATATAGTACTTTCCAAAAAAAGTGAAGTTTACATTAAGGTAACTTGTGAGAAGCATATTGCTAAAGAGTTATCAGAGTATTTTCAATTTTATGTTCCGGGATATCAATTTGTTCCTGCTTACAGGAACAGAATTTGGGATGGAAAAGTGCGTCTTTTCAACTTACAAACTTCTCAAATTTATTGCGGACTACTGGACTATATCAAACAGTTTTGCGAAGAAAGAGATTATAAGTTAGAAAATGAATTGGATGTTGAAGATGAGTATTCATTATATCATGCCAAAAAGTTTATTGATTCACTAAACATCCATTCCCGTGGTGAACCTATTGAAGTACGAGAGCATCAAATAGACGCATACATTCATGCTATGCAAAAACGCCGAGCGTTGTTATTATCACCAACTGCTTCTGGCAAATCTCTTATCATCTATCTCATCTTTAGACAACTCTGGCAATACCAAAATCTCAAAGGTCTCGTTATCGTTCCAACCACTTCTTTGGTTGAACAGTTATATTCAGATTTTGGCGACTACAATGATGGTACAATGGAAGAATATATTCATAGAATCTATCAAGGTAAAGAAAAGGACACCAACAAACCGTTGACAATATCCACTTGGCAGTCATTATATAAAATGCCAAAAGAATATTTTGAACAGTTTGATTATGTGATTGGTGATGAAGCACATAACTTTAAAGCACAATCACTCACTACAATTCTCACAATTGTATCAATGCCAAATACCGTATCGGTCTTACAGGAACTTTGGATGGAACCAAAACACATAAACTGGTATTAGAAGGTTTGTTTGGTCCAGTCAAAAAAGTAATTACCACAAATGAATTGATCAATCAACAGTTGGTTTCTCAATTTGAAATTAAGTGTTTGGTGTTAAAACATTCCGATGAAGAGGCAAAATTAGCCAAAGAAATGACTTATGCTGAAGAAATTCAATATCTTATATCACATGAAGCTCGAAACAAATTCATTAAGAATCTTACAGTTAGCTTAGAAAAAAATACTCTTGTATTGTATCAAATGGTTGACAAACATGGCAAAATACTGTATGATATGATAAGAGAAACAGAGAAGATTGGCAATAGAAAAGTGTTCTTTGTCCACGGCGGAACAGAAACTTCCGATAGAGAAAAAATTAGAGAAATAATGGAGATTGAGAATGACGCTATTATTGTGGCTTCTTTTGGCACTTTTAGTACTGGTATTAATATTAGGAATTTGCATAACATTATATTTGCAATGCCTACTAAATCAAGTATTAGAACACTTCAGTCTATTGGCCGTGGACTTAGACAATCCGAAGGTAAAGAAATAGCCACTCTGTATGATATCTCGGATGATCTTAGAATAAATAAACATATAAACTATACTTTAAAACATTTCATCGAAAGGACTCGTATTTACAACGATGAAAAGTTCCCATTCAAAATATATAAGATAGGACTAAAAAAATGATTAAGATTGTCCGTTTACAGAATGGTGAAGATATTATTGGTAACTTGACAAACGAAGATATTGGCAAATTTACCGTGGAAGAACCAATGGCGGTTAACATTGAATATCGTGGTCGAGAAGCAGGACTGATGATGCACCATTGGTTACCTGTACAACTCATCAAGAAGAATGAAATTCTTTTAGAAAATAAAGATGTTCTTTGTATTTTGGAACCTAATGATGAATTTTGTGAATATTATTTAAATACTGTGGAAAAGATTAAAGAGTTGTTATCTGCTAAAAATACTTTAGATGGTTTAGACGAAGAAGAAACTGATAATATTATGGATGCTTTTGAGGAACTATTAAATGATGGTAAAACATTACATTAGGATATGTTTATATGTTCTTCAAACCGGGACATAGTGAATTCTAAAGGTCTGTCAAGCGTTTGTCAAGTAAAAAACTGGTAAAGATGATAACACAAGAATTAATAAAAGAATATCTAAATTATAAAGAAGGACAGTTATATTGGAAGAAACAACCAAATTATGGTATTTGTGTTGGTGATAAATCTGGAACAGTAAATAAACAAGGATATGTTCAAATAAAGTTATTTAATAAACGATATTATGCACACAGACTAATATTTTTTATGTTCAATGGTTATTTTCCACAAGAAATTGACCATATTGATGGTAACAAATCAAATAATTGTATTGAAAATTTAAGATCGGTAACGAGAGAACAGAATAATCAAAACACAAAATTAAGAAAAGACAATACTTCAGGAATTAAAGGTGTGTGTTGGGACAAAAAAAGTAATAAATGGAAAGTCCAAATTGCAGTAAATAAAAAAAATCATTTTTTAGGTCATTTTGATAATATTGATTTGGCTAAAAAAACAGTTGACCAGTTTAGAAAAGAGTATCACTTAGAATATGCTAGGTATGAATAATATGAAAGAAATAAAATGACAGAACCAATACCAACAACCAAGAAGAAGCCAAAGCAATATGTGAATAATGCAGACTTCCTTAAAGCACTTGTTGATTATAAAGAAGGTTGTAAGTTAGCAAAGAAAAATAAAACAGAACCTCCTCCTATTCCTAATTATATTGGAGAGTGTTTTATGAAGATAGCAGAAGGTTTATCACACAAACCCAACTTCATTAACTACACCTATCGTGATGAAATGATGGCAGATGGTATTGAAAACTGTCTAATGTACTTCAATAATTTTGATCCTACCAAGTCCAAAAATCCTTTTGCTTACTTTACCCAAATTATCTACTATGCCTTTTTACGAAGGATCCAAAAAGAAAAGAAACAGACTTATGTAAAATACAAAGCCACCGAACAGATGGGTATTTTGGATGAGTTTGAAATGTTGGAACTGGAAGATGGTACCTCAATGCAGTTTCAAATGTACGACAATATTGCCGAGTTTATTGAAACATATGAAACGGCAAAAGAGAATAAAAAAGCGGTAAAGAAGCCAAAAGGGATTGAAAAGTTTCTAGGAGAGTGATATAATGTACAAAGTTAAATATTATATCTCTAGTGGTGCAACTAGATTTAAATCGTTTGAAACCTTACACGAAGCAACAATATTTGCAAATAACCAACCTATAGATTCTATAATTGAGATAACACATTATGAAGGTAGCAATAATAACGGATCAGCATTTCGGTGCAAGGAATGATTCAACCCATTTTTTAGATTACTTTGAAAAATTTTACTCAGGAACTTTCTTTTCTATTTTGGATTCTGAGTCCATTGATACTGTGCTTATTCTTGGTGATACTTTTGACCGCCGGAAATATATCAATTTTTATTCGTACAAACGCACAAGAGAGATGTTTTTCGATAAGTTGGCGCAACGTGGAATCAAAGTCCGCATGCTTGCCGGCAATCATGATACCTATTTCAAAAACACCAACGAAGTAAATTCGGTTCGGTTACTATTACAAGAATATACTAACATTGAAGTAATTGATTCACCCAAAACAATTGAAGTGGATGGTACATCAATTTGCATGATGCCTTGGATTTGTCCAGAAAATTATCAACAAAGTATGGATGAGTTAAAAAATACTACGGCAGATATTGTCATGGGTCATTTCGATATTGCCGGATTTCAAATGCATCGTGGTATGTCATCAACTGATGGTTTAAGTCGTGATTTATTTTCTCGTTTTGATATGGTATTTTCTGGTCACTTCCACCACAGGTCTACAAGCGATAACATCTATTATCTTGGCAATCCTTACGAACTTACTTGGCAAGATTATAATGACCCCCGTGGATTCCATTTGTTTGATTTATCAACTCGTAAATTAACTTTTATTGAAAATCCAAACGTAATGTTCCATCGTATCACTTATGACGATAAGGAAAATAGTATTACCGAAATTACCAATAAAGATTTAAACAAGTATACCAATACCTATGTTAAAGTTGTGGTAATTAACAAAACTAATCCTTATCTGTTTGATAAGTTTATGAATAACTTATATTCCATTAATCCAATTGATATTACCATTGCCGAGGACTTTACAGACTTGACAGAAGGTGTAGAAGATGATATGATTGACCAAGCTGAAGATACCATCACAATTATTAATAAATTTGTGGATGGCATTAAAGAAGAACATATTGATAATGATAAACTCAAAACAGTATTAAAAGAACTGTATGTTGAGGCATTAAATCAGGAGCAAGCATGAACGAAAAAGAACCGTCTGAATGGACCTGTTATCTTTTTGGTGTTAAAAACGAAGGCATCACATGGCAACCAAGTAAAGATAATGTGCCAAATTGGTTTTGGAGAACAATGCAATATCTAGTTTTTGGTAATCGATGGATTAAAAAATGAATGAAAGTCATTTGAGAAGTATCGTTAAAGCAATCAGTTGGAGATTAACTGGTTCTATCGATACTTTTGTTGTTAGTTTTCTTTTAACAGGAGAATTACTTTTAGCCGGCAGCATTGCTTCTGTTGAAGTGTTTACTAAGATTATATTGTTTTGGCTTCATGAAAGAACATGGAACAAAATCAAATGGGGTAAACAACCACATAAACCTGATGAGTCTGGTTTTGACTGGAGAAAACCTACAGTACAGATGTTAGGTCGTTGGCAACCTTGGCATAAAGGACATCGTGCCTTGTTTGAAAGAGCAATTGCTAAAACCGGTCAAGTTTGTATTATGATTCGTGATTGTGAAGGATGGAATGATTCTAATCCTTTCAAGAAAGAAGAAGTAGAAAACTTTATTCATGCCGATTTGAGAGAAAAATATGAAGGACAGTACACTATTTTATTTGTACCTAATATTACAAATATTACCTATGGTCGTAATGTTGGTTATAAAATTGAAAACGAAGTATTTGACGAAGATACACACTCTATTTCAGCGACTGAAATAAGAAAACAAATGGGTTTAAAATAATTATAATATGATTATAT